ATCTTGTACAGCGTTGTCCCGATGACGGCATAATGCACGTCGCTGGCCGTGATCTGGCCCCGCACGCTGCCCCCGCCGATGGACGCAAACAGCGCGCGCGCAGGCGTGCCATAGCAGACAAAGTCCGTCCGGCCTTCCCCTTCCACAGGCTCACCGTACAGGTTCACCAGGCTGGTCATGCCTGCGGCCTTTGAGCGCCCGACACGGAACGCGCGGCCAAAGGGAACGGGAATGCGCGCCATGTCAGAAATAGTCCGCCGGGACAGGCTCTTTTGCCGACCGCTGCGAGGCGTGGCGCTCAAGCAGCCGAAAGCCTTCCTCGCCCAAGGCATAAGGCGCATCCGACCCCGGTCCCCGCCCGTAGATTTCCGCACACTGGCCAGCAATGATCTTGGCCAGCGGCAACGCGGCAGCGTCGGGAATGGCATCATCCAGCCAATAGCAAAGCCCTTCCTCGACAAGCCAGGCGCGGACCTTCACGGCCCGCCGTTCGATCCGGTCGCGGTCGTCGGCAGGCAGGGCCTGCCCATTGCCAATGAGGCCCAGTTCCTCGGCGACCAGCACATAAAGGTCCGTGTTCGTGATGGCCATGCGCCTGTCCTAATGGTCTTCAGTGATGATCGTGGGCGTCTTGGCCGGGCGTCCGCGCTTCTTTGGGATGGGCGCGTCGAAGACGTTTTCAACCAGCTGCGTGGCTTCCTCTTCCGACAGCTGCGCCACCGCAACCATGGGATCGGGCACGACTTGGAAGTGCGGGTGATTCATCAGCTTGGTACGCAGATATTCGTAGTTCCGCACGCTGTCGGGCAGTTCGGTCGGGACATTGCAGGCAAACACGACGCCCTGCACCACCACTTCGCTGGGAAGGGGCGTGCCGTCAAATTCAGTGCCGCCGATATACATGAAGCGCATGAAATTTCCCTGTTCGGTAAAGAAAGGGGCGGACAAAGCGCCCGCCCCTTCGATGCTTTACGACGTAGCACCTTCATACCGGCCCCAGAGGGCCAGCGTGTAAGTGCCCGTCGTGCCCGTTGCCGGGCCAGTTGCGACCGTCGCCACAATCGTCGTTTCGGCTGTATAGACATAGCCGAACCCGACGCTACGAAGGTTGTTTGCTGTCGCAAACGCGGCGCCGGGCGTGACTGCCGCCGTCTGTCCAATCGTCGCCGCCGCAAACAGACGATCAGCATCGCCTGCATCGCCGATATCGACTGCCAGCGTCGGTGAGACGTTGGTGTCCAAGTCGGTGGACAAAATGGAAGCACCAAGCACCCGGAAGCCCTTCGGCACCTTGCCAAACGTGAACGTGTCCAGGTTTGCAAGGTTGGCGGTGATGGTCACTTCCCAATAAAAGGCAATCATGTTGCCTGGGAAGGGGCCGGGGCCACCGCTGGGCGAGTTAATGACAAGGCTGGAATTATAATTAGCCATGATTCAAGTCCTTTCCTTAATCGCCAACGCCAGCCGCATACACCGTCACAACGCCGTGTTGCTTGGATGCGCCTGCATTTGTTGCGAAATGCAACTTGGTGATGCCGCGCAGTTCCTCGATGGCAACGCCCGGACGGAAGCGATAGTCCGCCGTCATGTCCGTGATGGGCTGCGGTTCCTGTCCCCACGCCACCGCCATGGCCTGCTGGCCACAGAGGAAGTTGGGTTCTACCGAGATCGATGAACCGCCCGCCGCCACAAACGTGGACGAAGTCGTGATCAGCGTGCTGATCTCTTCAATCTGGCGGATGATGACGCCATCATAGATCAGATCGCCGTCCTGAAAGAGCGGATTCGAGTTCATGCCGCCGCCTTCTCGTGCGCGTGCGTCACGGTTGGCATTGATCATGGCGGAATCCGCCTTGAGGTCACGGAACGAGCGAGCGCCCGCAAACATGACGAAATATTCCCGCCCGTCTTCCAGCCGGAAAGGCCGGATGGCAGGCGAGGCGTTCTTCGCCATGCGCTTGGCAAGTGACACCATGGAAGCCGTCAGCTTGTCCGCAGCGTTATCCACGGTGGCAAGGCCCGTTGCATGCGTCGCGCTGTAGTTGGCTGTCGATGCCCCAAACAGGATGCGGTCCTGGTTGGCGGCGCACCATGTGTTGAAGTTGGCAGCCGTTGCACCTGCCACGACCACGTTACCAGCACTGTCCACGATGTTGGTCGCGGGAATGCTGGACGTTGTCACGGTCGGACCTGCCAGGAACTTGATCATGTCAGTGCGAAGCGTGTCCGAAGACCATAGCTTGAGCATGTCACGACCGGCATTCAGCAGGTCAATTTCCGTCTTGTACTGCGTCGACTTGGCCACCTTCACCGCGTTGCGGATCCAGTCAACCGAGACGGCGCAGGAATAATTGCCGAGCTGCTCTTCCTGCCCGTCAAGCACACCCGACCCACGCACACCGGCTGCGGACAGCTTGGTAATGAGAGGAATGTTGATGGTCTTGCCGTTTTCGGAAGCGAGTTCGTACTTGGTCACGATGATCGAAGAAGACTTCCGGCCCATGTAAGGAAGGAAGGAAGACTCGCGGACATATTCAGCGAGGTAGTCGGTGGCCCATTTTTGCTTTTCCAAAGCCGAGGCCAGCAAAGTTTCTGCCATTGTCTAAATCCTTTCAGGACTTAAACACCGCCTCAAAAGCCGCGCCGGGGCCTGTTGGCACATGCGGGGATTTCCCGCCTGCGCTGGGGGCAGACGCGATTGATGCTTTTGGGATCGGTGCGAATTGTGGGGACGGTGCACTAATCCCAGGAGCCGCTGCTGCCGGTGCTTTGACGTAGCCATTCGCTTCGGCCCATTTCTGTGCCCACGCTTCTGGATCGTCATCGCCAATTTTCGACAGCTGCAGGCTTCGCTGGTGCTGGCGCACCACGAAGTCATAGGGATCGGGCTGGCGACGAATGGCTTGGAAAAAATGCGGATTGCGCTGGAGTTCCTGCGCGACCCACTGTTCAGCGGCTTGCACCTTGTCTTCCCCGTGTATGCGACGGGCCGAGGCAAGGCTTACCGTTGTGATTGCGTTCCATTCGACTTGCTGGATGCGGTTCTGCAACGCAGCTTCGAAGGCTTCCGGGTCGGCGATTGGATCGAGCGGGGCAGGAGGCTGCTTGGTGGCTTCCTCATACTTGCGCCGGTAGTCTTCCAGTTCCCTTTCGAACTTCTGGCGCTTTTCCCGTTCATCCAGCACGGCTGCAATCGGTATGTATCCAGGCGGCGGTGCCCCCGGCTGAACCGATGCGTGATCCGGTTGTGTCGGAGCCGTGGCGGGCGCAGGGGCTTCCTGCGGCGGCGGCGGGCTGGCAGGCGGCGCCTCTGGCGCGGGCTGCTGGTCTTCGACGTTGGACGCAAATCTTCCTTTGTCGTCCCGAAGGAACGACAGCTTGTCGTCTTCCATGAGTTCCCTATGTGAACGCCCGATGAAGCCCGGCGGCAGCTATTCAACGCCCATCAAGGTCGGCGGCACCTATGCTGCGAACAGCAACATTTCTTCATCCTCGGCGTCCGCTTCTTCGCGGCGGCGCTTTGCTTCCGCGCGCACCAAGGCATAAAACGCATTGATTTCTCTGAGCGCCCTTTGCAGGGCTTCCAGTTCAGCCAGTTGAAGGGCGAGCCTTGCGGCTCCGAGCGCCTCCTGTGCCTGAACCTGGACAGCTTCAGGGGCCTGAGCCAACGGGGCTTCGGCCACTTCCGCAATAAACCGCTCAACGTCCTGCCGCTTGTCGCGGCGCTTGTTGCGCTTCTTGTAGTAGTACGGATCCCACCCGCCCTTGCCTCGGCCTTCGTCCGCCGCCTGAACGCCCACAAGCGTGGCAGTGATTGAGCCAGAGCCAGACAGGCTGGCCGAGATAGCGCCGGGGTTCTGTTGACCGCCTTGGAAATACCTGCCCGGAAAGTAGTTGTCCGGGAAGTATCTGTTGGGGAAGTGGTCCCCGGTACTCATTAGCTGTCCGTCAGGTCGTAGGTGATGGCCGTTCTGTTGCCGTCCCCGTCCACCGTGGCAATGATGCGGTTCTTGTCGTCAACGAAGGCATTACGGATCGTAATCGTGGTCGTGGCCGCGCCGCTGATCTTGCCTGCCGTAGCCGCTGCAATGAGCCTCAAAGCCTGTCGCACCGTCACGTCAGTTTCTACCCCGTTCACTGCGTCCAGAACGGCGTTTGCCACGTTGGCAGTGGTCAGCACATCGCCCGTGACTGTGATGTCAGCGGCAAGCGTGCCAAGGGCCGTCAGGACTGTGGTGCCCGCCACCGTGCCCGTACCGCTCAAAGCCGTTGCCAGGTGGCCGATGGCCGTTAGCTGGGCGGTTGCCCCGCCCGATCCTGACAGAGCCGCCGCAAGTTGCAGGAACGCCTGTAGCGAAGCGCCTGAGATCGTGCCTGAGCCACTGATCGCCGCCACAAGGCTGACGATGAGCGCGCCCGTGCCACTGAGCGCGCCCGTGCCTGCAATAACCGCTTCAGCATTCTTGCCGCCCGTGATGGCCGGGGTTAGATCACCCTCGCCTGCAATGTTCTTCCGTGCCGCCAAGGCCCCGGCTGTGATCGGGATGACCCATGCGTATGGTTCACGGTAGCCGTCTGGGATGCCTGACAGCGGATCCCATTCAGTCGAGGTGAACGCACCGCGCGCCTGGCTGGCTTTGTTGAAGTTGCTACGGTCAAGCCCAAGGCCGATGGCGCCACCCCCGATGGAGCGCCCTGGGTCTTTGGCCAGGACCGAATAGTTGCCAATGAGCGCCATCAGCCCCAACCAAAATCCAAATGGCCGTAGAATGCAGATGTGACCGGTGTTGCCGCGCCCGCGTACATCAGCCAGGTCAAGCAAGCGCCGTCAAATACCCTTGGTAGCGATGGCATCTGGTTGAGCAGGTCACGTTCGGCCGCCACGCCAATGGTGGTCATTGGCAGAGTGAGAAGCGGGCGAGCAAGCACAAGGTTCGTGGTGCCTGACGTGTGCGTAGCGGACAGGTTGAACTGCTGCACTGAGCGGATACCGGCATCACCAGCAGCAAGCGGGATGAAGGGGCCGAATTTGCCCGCGCCTGTGCCTGAATACTGGATTTGCCCGATAGGCGCAGTGGCGTTCGAAATGGGCAGCGTGGTGGGCGTTATGTTGCCCGCGTTGCCAGCCGCGTCGGTGTAGGTGATCTGGATGTTGGGTGTGCCTGCACCAAGCGCAACCGATGGTGTCAGGTAAGCCTGCACGCCCGCGCCATGCGTCGGTTGCCGATCGCCGATATAGACCGTCCCCGTGTGCGTGCCCACGCCAGCGTCAGTGAAGGCAATGGCTGTCGCCGTGTCCACGTTCGCCATGCTGGTCGCAACGCGGCAGGTCGTGGCTGACACGCGGATTGCAAAATAGGTGGTGTTGAGGCTGAGACCCGTGGGCAGCGTTGAGGTCGTCGTGAACCGCAGCGGCGTGTATGACTGAATGTCAAAGCCTGCGTAGGTCAGGAGAAGGCCCGACGACGACGAAGCCGTCACCGTAGCCGAATTGATCAGGGCTTGGTTGCCGGTCGTCGTCATCGTCGTGACCGGGTACCAACCCTGCATGTCGACCAGCATGAACACGGCGGGCATTGTTGTCGCTGCCGCACTGAAGGCCGAGGCGTTCAGGATGCGCTTGAAGTCAGTCGTGACATCGCCACCGTGATAGATGGCCCCCGCAAGGCGATCATGGGCCGGGTGAAACGCCAGGTTGGTGCCGACTGCACCCAAGGTCATGGCGGCCGGGTTGCCCGTCGCATGGGGGAGCGCGTACCACCTACCTGCCGCCTGCGTGCCAACCGCATGTGTCAGCTTGTTCCAGTCTGCACGCCAGAACTTGCCGTTTACGGTCGTTTCATTGATGAAATCGTCGAGCGACGTAAAGCCTGGCATGTGAAACCCTCAAGCCCACATGAACGTGCAATCGCCAAACAGCGGAATACCACTGAGCGAGCCGTTCGGGCATGTGATGAAATTGATGTATGCGTCGTCCTCGACTTCGGGGGCCTTGCCCGCGCTGTCAAGGTAAAAGTCCTTCTCGGTCGGGGCTGTGATTTCCCTGACTGTCAGTTCAGCAAGTGGCTTGACGAGCACCAGTGTAAACAATCCCACGTCCGTCCCGTTGGTGCACTGCACAGCCTCAATCGACCGCACGCCCTTGTCACCCGCCTGAAGGGTCATAAATGGGCCGTTTCGATCCGCCCCCGTCTGCTGCGTGCATAGCAACGTGCCGTTGACACTTGCTGCCGTGGTCATGGTGTGAAGCGGCGTTGTGCGCCCTGCCGTGCCGTCTGAGTTCGTGTACGTCACGAAGAATGTGTCGCCAACCAAGCCGTGGGGAGCAACAAGGATCGGCATGATCTGCACGCCCGCCCCTGTCACTGAGCGTGTCAGCACTTCCGTGTTGACCATTGCCTGGCTGTCTGACGTGCCCATGTCCACAAACGGATAAAACATGAGGTAGTCAAGAACCGTCACCCTTTGGGGCACTGCTGCCGCCGCGACAGCCATTGCCGTCATGCGGCGCAGGTATTTCTTGCCCCCCGTGACATTGCCCCCGTGCTGTATCCCGCCGTCACCTGACCGCGTGAGAACCTTCGCCTCAAGCGGTGCGGCTGCGTAATACTGAGGGGCCGGGTTGCCCGGAGCCATTGAGTAGTCAAACCAGACGCCTGCCACAGTCGCAACAGCAGGCACCTTGCGATAGGTCACGTATTTGGTATTGCCCGTCAACTCAGCGTCAACGAATGCCGCGATATTGGCGAAGCCTGCCACTAGACGACCTCTTCAATCGGCGGATCGCTTTGGACCGCCAGAACTGCCTGCGCTGCGTGAGTGAAATCACCGCCGCAATTGTCCATGAGCCATGCGATGTGCTCGGCAGTCGGAACCGCCGCACCGTCCAAGCTCATACGCTGCCTGAGTTTCGCTTCCCACAACGCTACCGTTTGCTTTGTAGAGGGGTTGGGCATCACCTAGCCCGCTTCTCTGACTTGGCAACCTTGCTCTCACCGTATGCCGTAGCATGGAGATGAGCCACGACAGGCCCGTTGCACTCGCAGGCGCGACGGAACGTGTCGCCTTCGCGCAGAACTACGACGCCGCATTCCTTGCAGGTGTAGGTCGTCTCAGGTTTCGGTGACATCGAGCGCCCCCGCTGCGAACTGCGGCTGAATGCCGTTGGCAACCGCAAGGCTTGATGTCAGCGCCCCAGCGTACAACACCAACCCCGCGCCGCTTAGACTTGTCCCTATAGCGACGTGCGTCAGCGTCGCGCCTGAAGCGCCACACTGAGCGAACTGGACCAAGGCTGCATTGGCGGTCGCGCCGCTTGACGGCACGTCCCATCCCGATGTGGTGCGGACCACCGCTACGCGCGCGTAGTTGGTGTAGCTCGTCTCGTTCGTGGTCTGCGCGCCACCAACACCCGGATCCGCCGTGTGCAGGGACAGGTAGAGGTCAGTCGCAGGTGACATGCTGTCATTTTCCGCGATCAGGTTCCACGTGGTGGCGTTGAAAATCAGCGCCAGGATGGAGTTGCTGGCGGATGTAGACTTAGGCATCAGATGATCCCTTCTGCGCGCCCGTCAGGGCCTCGTTTGATCTGTTTCGGTTTGCTCAAGGCGTTCGCCAGAGCCTCTTGGCCCTTGCCGATGGCGAGAAGCCCCGCCCCTAACGCTTCCATCGAGCGGTCTGGCTTGACAGGCTGCATGACTGTTTCTTGGTCCTTGGCCTTGGCCCGCGCCTCGGTGCGCTCTGCCTCTAGGCCCTTGAACTCGAAGTCCATCTGCTTGGACTGCATCCCAAACTGAAGATCCGCGAGCTTCTCTTCGCGCTTGATCTCAAGCATGGCCCTGGCCTTGCCCGTCTCGATCTCGGCCTGACGGTTCAGGCGTTCCATGTCGTACCTGAACTGCAAGTCAGCCAATTGCATGGCGCGCTCGGTCTTGCGCTGATCAACCTCGTCGGCCCGCTGCAGATCCATGGCCTTTGCCTGCGCCTGCAATTCCATCTTGCGGGCTTCGGCCTGCATCTGCATGTCGGCCTTCTGCATTTCGGCCTGCATCGCCATGTCAGGCTGTTGCGACTGCTGTTCCTGCGCCTTCTGCAACTTGTCCAGAAGCAGTTTCTTCTTTGGCAGGCTTGAGGCTTCGATCAGGACATCCGGCGGGATTGGCATTCCGGCCTGTGCCAGCTCGGCCAGGCGCTGGAATTGTTCTTCGGCAATGACTGCCGTGTCAGGCGTCGAGTCGATGACGATGTCGACATCCATTTCTGCCGGGCTGTTCTGCAACTGCATGGCGGGCTGGCCTGTCATGGGGTCGATCTGCGGCTGGCCTGTCATGGGGTCCATGACCGGCGCAGGCACGTTCAGGCCAATATAGCGCGGGGCCTGCTCGTCGTCGGTGACGCGGATCCACTTCGGGGCCTTCCAAAACTGCTTGATGCAGTCCCAGAAGCCGCGATAGACGCGCAGCGTCCAATCATCGAACTGGGCCAAGAGCGGGGCCTGTTCCGTCAGGCCCGCCTGCTGTTCGGCCAGGATCGCCCGCCCCGATTGGCTCGACCCACCCCGGCCTACAATGCCGGGCGTCGGGCTTTGACGGCGCATTTCGTCCTTGGCGTCGGCCAAGAGTTGCAGATGAGCAGGGGCCAGATTGCGGTCGCCCAGTTCCTGCACCTGCCCTTCGCGGGCCTCGATGATCCCGTCCGGCCTAGCCCATTCACGGCGCACGCTGTCAATGTCCAGCAGGCCCGGATCCACCCGCAGCTTGGCAACGTTCAGGATATGCACGGCCTTCGAGCGCGCCTTGTTGATGGCGTCCTGCGGACCCAGCATGTCCTTGATGACACCGTAGCGCATGTTGTCCATGTCGACATAGGCGGACTGCGCGAGGATGGGGTTGCGCGGCCTGCCCGTCCTTGTGTCGATAAACGCGCTTGGCCCGCTTTCCAAAATGCCACCGGCCACAAACACGCACTTCTCAAAAGCGTTTTGCTTGCGCTTGTACATCTCGAACACGAGCAAGCGCCGGGCGCGATTGTCGACCCACGCCCAGCCGTCCTTCGGCCTGTCCCTGAACGTATCGCCGCCGGGGGCGACATCGAAGGTCAAGCTGATCTGATCGACGCGCTCAGGGTACAGGTCCCGCAGATCCGCCTCGTCCATCCACTTCGCAATGCCCATGTAGCGCGCGTCGCCGAAGTCGCCGTCGCGCGAGTACGGATCATAGAAGAACTCTTCCGGGCGGATGCGCTTCAGCGTAATGTCGCCATCCTCGCCCACTTCCTGCACGCCGGCGCAGTAGCCCCACACCAGAAAGTCCTTCAGCGCATCGCGGCGCTTGACGTTGAAGCGGCTGATGTCGGCAACATAGCGCAGGCCGTCCGTCGCCACTTCCGCCGCGTCCTGGTCGTTGGGCGTGCGGCCCCACGCCTTCGGATCCGTGCGGCCCCGTTCTACAATGCCGATGATCGCGTTGACCGCAGGCTTGATGTGATTGAACGTCAAGGCAGGCTGATTGCGGGCTTCGAGGATGCGCTTTTCGTCCGACGTCCATTGGTGGCCGTCATAGTAATCCTGATAGACCTGAGACAGGCGGCGGGCCTTGTCCAGCATGTCCATGCTGACGGTCGCCTTGCGCTTGAGTTCGGCAAGGTACTCGTCTTCTGTCGTGGCTGTGGCTTTCTGTGCATATGTCATTACGGACTATTCGGCTTGTCATACGTTAACTTTGCAATGCGCTTGTCGAAATCGTCTTTGATGTCTTCCGCTGTGTATAGATATGGCGCAAAGCGCCTGTCCCAAATTGCTTTTTGCAGAATTTGCCGCGCTGCAACCCATTCGTCATCTGTCAAATCGCATAGGCGCGTCCAAGCCTCTTGCATTTGAACGTCAACACCTTCATTGCGTCGCCTACGTGGCCACGTTTGGTCAATGAGGGTTGTCACCGCGATGTAAGCCGCTACGGCATCTTTACCCCAGCGATTAGCTTGCTTCATGGCTTTCTTCTTCATGCCGTCTTCCAGTTCGATCTGTTAGCCAGGCTGGTCCGGTGCTGCGTGTACCGATCCACCGCCTTTGGCGCTGCCGCCATCTTGTTGACGGCGCTGTTGGTGTCACTGACCGCGCGCCCCATCAGGCTGCACGCATCGACCGCGTCGTCATGCTTGCCACTGGGGAAACAGATCAGCTGGTCGATCACTTCATCCGCCCACGGGGCTTTCGGGAACGCTACTTTTCCATTGGCACACAGTGCTTGAAACGCCCGCGCCCGCGTGGGCTTGTCGTGGATGCTCGGCACCCATTCCATCGTCACCCACGTGCGCCGTTCCTGCATTCGCTTGTCGAGAATGCTTTCAATGGCACGCCTGATGACACCGCTTTCGGAAAACCATGTCAGCGGCTTGTGCTTCTGCACCAAGTCCAGTTTCTGTTCGATCCACTCAGCGGCGTGCGTCTGCCCGCGCCACCAGTCGATGGCGTAGATCGTGCTGTCGGCACCCACGCCCCAGATCGCATGCTCGGTAAAGTCCCCGCCTGCATCCGTCACGGCCAGATCGCTGGTGCCGTAGATATTGACGGCGGGAAGCTCATCATAACGCTTGAACCATTCCCGCTTGAAGAACGTTCCCTCATCCGGCTGCGGATCCTGCTGAAACAAGGCCGACCAATAGCGCGGCAGCGTGTTGCGCTTGATGCGTTCAAGGGCTTCCAAGGGGTAGGCTTCCGGCCACAGCGCCGTGCCATCGTCCTGAATGGCGGGTAGCTCGATCACTTCCCACCTGTCACCGCCCAAGGCTTGCTGTTCCAGCAGATAGCCGGACAGATCGCCTTCGTGCATGCGGTGGTTGATCAGGATGATCGCCCCACCCGGCTGAAGCCGATTGTAGACGCTGCCCTGATACCATTCGATGACACGCTTGCGCTCGACTTCCGACTGCGCGTCAGCCATCGAGCCAAAGGGGTCGTCAATGATAAACTCATCCGCGCCCTTGCCAAGGATCTGGCTGCCGACGCCGACTGCGTAGAAGATGCCCCCCTGCTTGGTATGCCACCGGCCTGACGCCTGGCTGTCTTCAGCCAGCTGCACGTCAGGGAACAATCGCCTGTAGGGATCGTCCTTGATGATGTTGCGGACTTCGCGGCCTACGTCTGTCGCGAAACTTTCTGAGGCACTGGCGGCGATGATCTGCCGCGTCGGGTGGTTGCCAAGGCAGAACGCCGGATAGCGTCGCGAGGCCAGTTCCGTCTTGCCGTGGCGCGGGGCCACGAGCAGCATGAGCCGGTCAATGTCCCGGCGCATGACGCGCTCGAGTTGTTCGGCAATGATGCGGTGATGAGCGCCGGTGTTGTAGCGGTCGTAAGAATACTCGGTGAAGTCAATGAGGGATTTTCGCGCCCGGATCCGTGCCCGCTTTTCCTGCAAGGCCTGCAATAGCTGCGTCGAGTTGCTGCTCAGACCATTCACTGACTGGACGTTCATGCGTGACCGTCACTTGTTCCTTTGGCTTGCCGTGGCCGCGTTCAAGAATGAGGTTTGCAGCCTTCAGCTTGTCTGCGTTGCTGGCTTCGGCTGACATGAGGATGCCGACAGCCACGTCGATGGCGTACTTGGCGTGAAGCCGTGCATGGGCTTCCAGTTCCAAGTCCTTTTTGCTGCGACCGCCGGGGTTGACGTTGTTACCGGGCTGAAAACCGTGCTTTTGCATATCTGCCTGTTATTTTCTTGCGCGCCATTGCGGGGCCGCATTTGCATTTATTGCGCAACCGCTTCCACCTCATGCACCGCCACGACGATGCGGGTTCCGTCTGTAGCTTTTAGCCATATCTGGCTTGAGCCAGGGACGGGGTTAGGGTGTTCGACGGTGGCGATCTGGCCGAAGGTTGACCAATCGTCGGACAGGATGCGGACGGGGGTGCCTGGTGTCATGCTGCCACAGCCTTGATGACGGCGAAGTTGAAAACAGGCTGCTCCGTGGTCGTTCCACTAAAGGTTCGGAACGTTATGTCGAAGCTGCCAGCAGCAACAGCCGACACGTTGATGATATACTTGTCGGTTCCCGACTTCTGCGACGCGATCACGGTGTCGGTAGCCGCGACAGTGCTGTTCGTGACGGTGAAGGTTTGCTCAGTCGTTGATCCAGCCGCCGACACAAGCGTGATTGCGCCATTTGTCTTGTTTAAAATGACGCCATTCGTGCGGCCCGTAGTTTGAGTGATTGACCCGCCAGAACCCGTGCCGTAGCCAAGGCCGCCGACGCCTGTGACAAGAACGTCGCCTGTGCTTGTAATACGCATACGCTCCGCAAGCGTGTTGGCGTTGATTGTCCCGAATGTTAGCGATGCTGAACGATTGCCTGCGGCGGCATACGTATCAGCCGACACGGCTCTAACGTAGGCGCTCTCGTTTCCTGCACCGTTTGATGCATCAAGGTTGAACCTCAACCCGACGCCCTGATTGCTTGCGGACAAGCCGTTGTTTGCAATTGTGAAAGCGTCGTTGATAACGGCGGCATCATTCCAGCGCTGCTCGGCCTTGCCATCTGTGTTGACGCCAAAATATCTGACGCTTGCGCCGCCTTGCACCCGCAACTTGTCAGTGCTGAAACTTGTCGTATTTATGCCGACGCCATTGGTGTCAATGTAAACCTTGCTGGCACCATTTGTTGCAATGCCGACCACATTGCCGCCAGACGGAAAATATATTCCAGTATCCAGATCGCCTTTGTGAGCAACGGATGGCGCTGCCGCCGTGCCGTCGCCGAAGCTGCCAACACCGTTGACAGTTATGACGGCGTCGGGATCGCCTGCCGCTGTCCCGCCGCCAAACGACGTTCCTACGCCATTCATTACACTACGTTGCACGGTACTGCCTGCAATGCTGCTAACCTGCTCAATTCGCGTCGTTCTGTTGCTTCCCGTCCCCCAATCGGCGACAGCCAAAATCCGTTGGCGATAGGCCACGATATTCTGCGCGGCGCTGGTGCCTAGTAGCGTTTCGTACCTAATGCCCTGCGGCGATCCGCTTGAAGCAGAGCTTGTCAGGCCGTTGTTGGTGTTTCGCACCTGTTCCAGCTCGGCGTTGTCATCGAAACGCATCGCGATAATCGGCGACCCTGGAACAAGGTTGACGGTGTACGTTCTCCCGCCGTTAAACGCCAAGGCGAGGCTTGAACCTGGCGCGAAAGAGGCGTGCGTTCCCTTTATCCGCAACGCCGAACTGTTGTTGTTTGCGCTCGTTGAGGTATCGCGAAACCCATACTGGCAGTTGGCACCGCAATCGGCGGAAACGTCGGCAAGCATTGTGTTGCTGACCGTATATGTGCCGCTTTCTTCCGCGAACCTGACCGCCGCGCAATCAGCAGCCAAAAACAGCGTGTCGTAGTTGAGGCGCTGAATGCTGATGCCCGCAAGCACGTTGCCGTCGCACGGCGTTGAATTGACACTGCTGCCCTGAATTATGACACCCGCCAAGCCAGCGCCGTCAACGCTGATATTTGTGACGCTGTTGAACGACGCGCCGTGCGTCATTTTCAATCCGAACAGCCCGCAGTTACCAAATTGGTTTCCGGCGAATGTTGAATACCGCGCAAATGCGTCGATGCCCTCACCGACTTCGCGGATGACGTTGTCGTTTATTGAGCAACGTGTGGCTGAGTAGCCGACATTGATGCCGTCCGTCTCCATGAACCAGTTGTTGTAGCCAGTGCTGCTGAATTTGATGTTTGAGATGCGGTTGTTGCTCACGACAACTTGAGTTGAACCGACAGAATTTACGATGTCGTTATCGATCTCAACGCCGTCGGATTGCACCAATGCGTATTGTACGTAAATGGTATCCGTCGCTCCGGCCGCTGAACCGAGCGTAATGTTTTGCGTGCCAGCATTATATGTGAAAGTCCTGGTGGGTCTGAGGTTCTGGCCAGACGCTTGCACGCGCACCAAGACCGGCGAACCCAGTGTTGCGGCCAGCGGCAGCGTCCCGGCGGCAGGAACAGTCGTTCCCGTTATGCCAGTATACGTTTCAACATACCCCGTCATGCCGTCCGACATGACGCAATCGCGTACGACGTTGTCCTTGATTTCTCCGCCGACAATCGAGGCCAACCGTATGCCGGTGACCATGCAATTGAAGCCGAATATTTCGTTGTTGCAGATCACGACATTTGTGGCGTTACGGCTACTGATGGCCGATACCACTTTTCCGCCGGAAGGGCTTGCGTGGGTGATCCTAAACCCGACGATTCCAGCATTGTCGATGGCCGCATACCCGCCAGACAGCTCCCCGGAAATGTTTACCCCGACAGTGTTCGTGGCGTAACGCTGCCCGGACGTGTTTCTCGGATCAGTGTTGGAGTGCGTCATCGACAGCGTGGCCTTGCGGTTTCCGCCGTCGAGAATCACGTTGGATTTCAAATCGATCCTTGAGGCAACCGTGTAGACGCCTGGTGGAAAATAGATCACGCCGCCGCCTGCCGCGTTTACGGCGTCAATGGCTGCTTGGATATAGGTTACGTTGTTCGCGCCAGTTTCGGATGGCGACGCGCCAAAGTCGCGGACAGAAACAACATCCTTGAGCTTCGCATCCACCGTCCGCGTGCTGGCACCCGTGCCTGCCTGCGTAAACGCCACCTTGGTCGGGGCGATAGCGGCAGAAGCATTCACGTCCGCGTCTACAATAACGCCGGTATCTATCGACCACACGGAGCCTGAACCGGAAACGACAATGTCGCCCTTGTCGCCGTCGGTGATCTGCCCGCCGCCGCCTGCCGACGTGCCGGAATAAATGCTGCTGCCAGCACGCGGCTGGATGTAGATGCGGAATTCTTCAATGTCCCCGCCGTCCGTCTGCACCTGAAAATCCACGTGCCCGAAGCCGCTCAGACGCTGGCTGAAGCGCGTCGTGGTGATGGTAGGGTTGGTAATCGTAATGCCTGAAGGAACGCGGCTTACCGCCGTTATTTGCGCCCCATCCAGATAGGACGCCATGTCTACGACATAGGTCAGGCTGTCTTCGTCTTCCTGATAGGCCGCGAATTCCTGGGGGTTGATCTGAGTGAGGCCCCGCAGGCTGTGGCGCTTGTTCTGCGCGAGGACGATGGTCCTGTCAGCCATGGTGGGACAGCCTCAAAAGGAAAAGGAAAAAGGCCCGCTGCGGGTGAGGCAACGGGCCAAGAGTCAACGCAGCCCGCAACGGGGTGGAGCCGTCGTGGACTTCGTCATGCCAACAGGGAGGAGATGATTCGGGCGCGAAGCGCCTGAATAGCGAAAATATAGCATTTCAATCGCATGGCTGAAAAGCAAATTCGCTTTTTCAATTTTCGGGCAGCTTCAGCACGTCAGCATGGTGTGTGAGTGCGATTCGCATGATGGGCTTGCCAGCCGATGGGTGGTCGCCGCGATTGCGTGCCCATACCGAATGGGTTTCGCCCAGCCCTGCAATGGCAACGAGGCAGTCATAGAGGTCTTGACCGTGGGCGGTGCGGTAGATTTGTAGCTTCGCGCGCGCGGCCAGCTGGTGGTCGGACACGTGGTCCGTACCGCCCCGGATGGCGGGTTCATAGCTCTGCGCGCGGACGGGATGCCCACAGGCGACATAGTAAGTCGCCTGGAACTGATAGCCCGCCTCGGCTTGACGGCGGGTAATAGTGCCATCGGCCAAATACTGGCTGATGGCGCTCTCAATGGCAAACCACGGCTTCGGCGTCCTGTCCCTGCCGGGATCTGCTCTGAGGATGCCGCCCTGACGTTCGCGTTCGGCGGTGGGGCGGATGGGTGTTTCTGGCTGACTCATGAAACCACCTTCAACACAAAGTTGTCACCGAAATGCGCGCATAACCTGTCGCCGTAAACCGTATCAATCTTATCGCGCGCAAATTTGGACGCGACGACAAGGCTGGCAACACTGCCGTTGGGCTTGGCAGTGGCAAACCACGCTTGCCATTCTGTAGGCGGCAGGCTGGCCTTGAAGGCTTGCCAGCGCGGAATATTGTCGGCCCAGTCGGGGCCATGAGCAACGGGCCGCGTGGGGGCTTCGTCGGCCTGCAAGTAGCCTTCCCAGCGGCGTTCAGACAGCCAGCCTTGCGCGTGTTTGGCCGGGTATTCGCGGCCCCGCTTGCGCGTTTCGGCGTCGAGGAAAGCCTTGTATTTCGCCACTGCGGCAAGAAGGCTTGGCAATGGGGGCAAATGGGACTTTTGCGCCCGCCAGGACTTCAAAGCGGCGGCTTTGGACATGTTCGGACTGCGGGGGTACGCTTTCCAAAACACTTCGAAGTCAGCCAAACGCCCGTCCGGGCCGTCAGGACCGGACATGTGTTTTATATCTTTAGATATATGTGAGTTGTGAGTTGTGTCAGCCCCAAGTGTTACCTTGGGTACGACTTCAGGTAATGCATTATCCCTCTTGGCTTGACGTGCCGCCACACCCAACGCTGAACGAGCCATGAGGCTGTTAAAGCGTTCAACTGCTGTGGCGCGCTCTTCCTCAAGGCGCTTCTGCCGATAGCCGTCCTGTCCTTCGTGAAAGAAAGCGAGGACGGTATCCTTGTCTTCGGCCCATTCTGACTCAGAAGCGCGGGCTATTGCCCGCAGCGCGGCGTCCACCTTTGGTAGCGGCCGGTCCTGCTTCCATGAGTACATGAGCAACAGAAGGTATTGTCCATGCTGCCTGGCTGTCAGGTGCATGGTGTCTGCCAGGTAGTCCGCTATCCAAAGCGGCATGAAGTTTTCGGGGCGGTTGGTCATGCAGGCACCAGCGCGTGTGGAAAATCGCTGGCCGCAATCAATATCGGCGGGTCACCCCTGAAGCGCCTGACATCAAACGCAAGAAATTTCGTGCCGTCTTCATTGTCCTTGGCATGCGGCGCCACTTCTTTTCTGTCCGCACCTCGGATCAGGTGCGCGCGCCAAGAATGCAAGTTAATCAGCATCCAGTGTGCAATGGTGTTCCCGCTTTCGGCGGCGTGTCCGTAAAACATCCAATCCCCGTAACCATTTACCAGTTTGGACAATTCAGTTTCAGCGCCACTGTCCCTATGTGAACGGACTGTAAAGTCGTACGGGTACTTTTGTGCATATCCGTATCTTCTCATGCGGCAGGCAATGCGTTTGTCGCGCGCCGCCAAAATGATCAAATCAGTCGCCCGCTTGCAGTCCTCTTCAATCGGTGCTGGTTCCAAAAGGTATGGGCCGACAATCCGCTTCATTTCAGGGATGTAGCGGTCAGACCACGCCCTATCCTTTTGGTACTCGGTCATTCCGCAGCCTCAAACTTTGAGGTTTCATTACCGTATTGACTAAAACCATCGCGCGCTTCCCGGCTGAACACGTCAATACGCGGACCCGTGGTGACGCGACGTATCACGTCATAGAATTCGTCCGGCTTGCGGCTATGTTCGCGCCGGGGGGCTTCAAAGCAGACATTGAATGCTTTAGTGTCCGCAAATGTCGGCGCCCCACGCCGGGCATAGATCGCGAATTCGCAATTGTACTGGGGCAAGCCAAAAGGTTGAAATCCGCCCGGCTTGTGCCAGACCATGGTGAGCACATACCGAAAGCCCCAGGCGTCCAGCAGCCGCAACGACATGGGCAGGAATTTGTGCGTGGTCCAGCAAAACAGGTGGCAGTCATCTGCCGCCATATCTGCGACAGGGAACGCGGCCAGCTGGTCTTCCGCCATGATCGGATAATCGAAAGCAACCTGATGCTCACGAACATCACGCTCGATCTTTTCCATTGGCCACGGCGGGTCGATGACGATCGTGCTGAATTTGCCCGCTGGGATGTGTACCGGCGTGGCGGCGATGGCTAGGATTTCTGCGCGTCGAACTTCTGCCTTGTGAATGCGTATCCGCTTCGCCGCTTCCAGAATTTCCTTTTCGCCCTTGGCGACGATTTCCGTCTGTTCGACCTTGGGCAAGGTCGCCACGTCAGCGGCGGCACTGACAGATACCCTGCCCGCTTCAACGGCTTTCACTAGTTCGGGCGTCCCCTGCTTATGAACTGTCTTGGCGCGCTCAACACTCGCACGACCAACATTGAGCATCGTTGAAGCTACCTCAATTGAGGTACCTTGAACTTTGTCACCGCGTTGCCCGTCTTGCAGGGACGCAATTTTGGCCCCCGCCATCGCCCTCTGGCTTTCGTCCAGGTGCCGCCGCGCCACGTTCTTTGACACGACAAACGCCACCGGGTCAGCCCCTTCGAACACTTCGAAGTGCGGCTCTACCCCAGCTGCAACGCACGCCCTGTAGCGATTGCGCCCGTCCAGAATATCGCCGTCGAGCGTGACAATGGCTTCAAGCAATCCCTGCTTGGCCACGTCAGCAACAAGCGCGTCAAATTCCGCGCCTTCGATCAAAGGAAACACGTCTGCAAGGGGGTGATATTTCATGCGCGTACCGTTGGGTTGGGGTTTAGGGCATGCACCGGCCAGCCGCCGACCATGTCGGAGCGAATGCAGAAAACCTGGCCGGGGCAATGGGCCGCGCGGTCACCAAGCTCGATGGACGTGGCCACGTTTGTGGTGACAATCTTGCCCTTGTCAGCCCAGTAATCGCGGATGCGCTGGGCCAGTACTTGTGCGTGATGCAGCTGGCACCAATCGCGGCTGGGAAGGCTGGTCGGGGTCTGGCGTCCGGTCATATCTCTTGGACCTCGATGTTCAGCAAAGCGCGCATCAGTTTCTTTTTCAGTCTGTAGACCGGCGTCTGCACGCCTTTGCTGTCCACCACGACGCGCTTGCCGTTTTTGAAAAAAACCGCGTCGGCAATGTAGGTCGTGACCAGCTGGCCGTTGACCGACAGCCGGAACTTCGGCTGACGTTCCAAGCGGGTAATCAAGCCCGCCTTCTCGCGCAGCTTTAGGGCGCACCAATCGGCATATTCTTTCTTGCTGGCGAAGCGGCCTTCTTCGGTCACGATGGGCTGGTTTTTGTATTTCCTGCGTGAGGGAGCGGCTGGCGCACCGGACAGGGTATCGCCAGCCGCCGACGCGCGCGCTGCCTTCGGGGGGAATGTGCGCGCGTGTTTCTTCACTTCGCCGCCACCTTGAGTTCAAGGATGTCGCTCTGTTCGTTTTCAAGGATTGGACGCGGGTTTGCTGGCGCCTTCTCGACAACGCAGCTGCGAACGTGGGCCAGGATGCGGTCGATGAGGATCTCACGCTTGGACAGATGGCCCCGGCCCGCGAGCGGGTCGGCGTCCACTTGCACGAAAATCTGTTCAAGCGTTGCTTTTGTCAGTTGTGTATTCACGTCAGTCTCCTTGCGGCTGCTAAACCATGTCGGCTTGGGAAGCTGGTTGACTGGCTTCCATGGTCGCTTGGTCATTGGCTTTCCTTTCAGAAATAACCCCCGCCTTACGCTTCGCCGCGCGGTTTTCCCGCGCCAGCTTTATCGTTCCGTGTTCGTACATCGTGGGACGGCGCGTCATGTTCATGACGCTGGTGTGATCCATGCCGCCAAAGAATTGACCGATGCGCGGGAAGGACCAGCCCTTCACCTCGCGCAACCGCTTCATGACGTCACAGCGTGCATTGACGATCCGCGTGCAGCGCGACCTCGTCATGATGTCTTTGGTGGTCAGGTTGGTGCCGTTAATGGCGTTGTGCCACCAGAGGATCTCGGCCACGAGTTCGCGCGTGGCGCGCGCGGGCGTGTTGATGTCATCGCTGGCGCGGCGCTGGTTCCACACCGCGCTTTCCGGCACGCCAAGGCGTCGCGCTTCGGCAATCGTGTCTTCATCATTAGTTGGTAAATCCGCGAAGCGTGAGGCAGCGCATGGACGGGATGTCTGGTCCATGGTTCTATTCTGCTGCCTGAACTGTTTGGGGAATGGATGCCAAGGACAGGCCAAGAAGGTCATCGGCAGTGACCGCACCGCCGCTGGCTTCGTAGACCTTGCGAATGACATCAACGCTGACGCGGTTTCTGTACTTCTCAGGGCGACACAGCTTGCTGACGCACGCCTTGCTTAGGCCCGCTTCGCGCGCGAACTCGACCTGGCGCTTGTTTCTGCTGATAAGGTATTGGCGAAGGTTCATGATTGGACAGTTTCATGAAAAGAAATATGCTGTCAAGCCCGAATTCGGCAGCGCGACTGTTTTATGCTTCCCCCCATGACCAGAGGCACGGGCAGGAACCTATTCAGGAAGTGGCGCGACCACTGCCAGCTGACGCAGGACCAAGTGGCCCAGCGAACGGGCCTGCCGAAGTCCACAGTGTCCAAACTGGAAAACGGGAAAATGGAATATACCCAAGGCCACCTTGAGGCTTTGGCGCATGCCTATGGTGTCGAACCCGCTGACTTGATCGGCAGGCTGCCGGGCGCACCCCAGGAACTCACCTTGTTGGTGAACAAAATCCCGGCTGAAAACAGGGAAGCCGCAATCACCGTTCTGAAAGCTTTGATCAAGGTCGCTTAACCCTAAGCTGCGACGTTTTGGCACATGCAAATGCGCCCAATTCATGTTGCTTCAATAGAATGTTTCATTGGCGGACAGTTTCACTTGTAGCAAGATGACCGTGCCAACAAGGAGCACGGCAATGCTGCCAAACACACCAGAACGTATCAGCGCAATGGCGATTGCCATTGCCATTTTCGTAGGCGCGGGCCTGACCGCGTTTAACGTCGGGCGGTATGACGCCCAGCATCGGACGGACTGCAAGACGCTGCGCCCGCTGTCCCTGCCGTTCAAGGGGACGCTGCCATGACTGCAGAACCCATGACGGAACAGCAGTTCTACTGGGAACAGGCCATGGACCGCGAAGACACCCGCGCCATGATCGAAGAGGTTCGCCGCCTCGAAGACTTCAAGGACAGGTTGTTCGAAGAACGCGGCGACTTGCGGTCTATCGAATGGAAGCTGAAATACGACCTCGCATGCATGGCATGGGCGCGCGCCTACAACAGGCTGCAAGATCACCTGAAGGCGTTGCTGCCATGAGCGACCGCGACACCTATGGCCTGTACCAGTGGCAAGGCCAGTACGGCGACATCGAAGGTGACGAGCAAGACAGGCCGCGTCGCAAGCGTCCCGGCCCTGAGTTTCCTTTCACCCCCGTCCGCCGCTGCGTGCGCTGCGACGGCTTTATGGTGGCGTGGGCGCGCTTTGCCCACGTCACTCGCCAGAAGGCAACGGAATGCCACCATTGCTTGGGTGAAATCCGCTGCGACAGCGGCAAGCACAACATCGAGCCGGGACGCGGCTGCGTGGTCTGCGAGGTGTTCCGTGGATAACGTGATCATGTTTCCCAACGCAGCTGAACAGCAAATCCGGCAGCAAGTCAGGATGGACTGCGCTGCCGTGGTCGCGCTGATGCAAAAGCGCATGGGCGACGTGCAGCCCGCGCTGACCATGGACGAACTGGAAACCGCCCTGTCCTTGCTGAACCGCGCATGGGGCGCAGTGGCTGGCCTGATGATTGTCGAGGTGAAACGTGAAACGTAAGGCCATCACCCCTGCCATGAAGCTAGACGCCCTGCAACGCGCCCGGCTTCAGGCCGACTGCTACGTGTGCCGCCGGACATGCAGTTGGGACGGC